TAATTTCACCGTTCTGGGTGTTGCACAACCAATGCAAGAGCAAAGCCGAAGCCTTGGAGTTTATCCGTTTCATGGGATGGAAGCCAGGCTGGGCCTTCCACAACAAAGACCGTTTTCCAATCCTCAAGTAATCCCATGCAAGAGTTCAAGATTCAAGCCGAGTGCTTCCAGTGGCATTGGAATAACTTCCCCGACCAGCGGGGCCGATTGTTCACCGTCAACAACAACGCCCCGTCTGCGTATGCGGGAAGCGTGATGAAGGCTATGGGCGTGGTTGCGGGTGTGAGCGACATGATATACCTATCCGCCGCTGGGGCCGTGTTCTTGGAGTTCAAAGACCCCAAGGGCAAGCAGTCCCTCTCGCAGAAATGGTGGCAGGGGGTCGTGGAGGCAGTTGGCTACAAATATGTAGTTATCCGAAGCGTGGAAGATTTCCAAAGGGTGTTGGCTGAATGTGGGTAGGTTGTGTATATGTTTGCTGAACCTAAACCAAAACACATGAAACCAACCCCCACCGATTTCCGCCGCTGGCAAATCCACATCCGCAAGGAGTGCGTGAACTGCTCCCGCCCCGACCGCTCCGAAACTATTAAGCCTTGGTCCGTGAACTGGACCCTGCTCGGTCGTATCCTTCAAGCCAAAAACGCCTGACCATGCCCTGGATACGCCCCCAAGACCAAATGCCCGAATTTGACGAACCCGTCCTAATCACTGATATTGAAGGACTGCAAATCGTTGCTTGGCGTGATAGGTACACTGGTAAGTGGCACTCCGAGAACCACGCTTGGTTTAATAGCGAAGTCAATTACTGGATGCCCATCCCCGAAATAGTATAAGCCATGCAGACCAAATTAGAACGCTATGCCGCCAAATATGGTGAGGCATTTATGAACGAATTGCCCGATATCATTCGGACCTACTGCCTTGCAAACGACCTGCGAGTTCCAACCAAGAAACGCCCCAGCAACCTGCATATCATTCGGGTCATTGCCGAGGCAACCAGCGAAGTTCTTGGGATTCCGATTGAGAATATTTATTCCAAAAGCAGGCTTCGGCCGTTGGTAATCGCAAGGAGCATCATTGCAGACATCGCCTACTCCGAGTTCCTATTTACCTACAAGAACATCGCCATAGAACTGAATCGGGATCATGCGACCATCATCCATAACCTTGTCACCCATGTGCAGGATTCCCGTTCTACACCTCAACTCAAGTTCCTTCGTTCACAAGTTTTGCACATAACAAGGCAGAATTTGCAAACAAGCAGTCACCCATACACCTCTGACTAAGTGCGACTTAGGTCGTCGGTGAGCCTACGATAATCGGCAAATCCGTGAGATTCGGACAGGGTCAGCCTAACCGCTGGCCCTTTTTTTTTGCAATCTTTGCATATGCAGTCAGCCGACACCGTAATCCTTGACCTCTACCGAAGCGGCGAAATCCGAAAGGCGTGCCTCACGATTACAGGAGGCGACCCGCTTTGGCGAGATTTGGAGCAGGAATGCGTCCTCATACTGCTGGAGAAAGACCCCGCCAAAATCCTGCAAATACAAGCGCAGGGCTACTTCAAGTTCTATGTCGTCCGCCTGTTGCTCAACTTGTACCGAGGAAAGAACAACCAGTTCGCCCAAAAGTACCGTCACCACGATTTGCTGGAGGAACTTGACCCCGATTCCCCCATCCCCCAATCGGAATATGATTCCCTCATGGACGACCTTTGGGCCATCGCCGAAGCCGAGATGGACACATGGGCCAAGGACGGGGCATTCCCCTACGACAAGGAACTGCTCCGCCTGCATCTGCGGACGGGGAATATGAAGAAACTTTCACGGGACACCGGTATTCCGTATCGTTCTATAATCTATTCCATTGACCAAGCCAAGGCCAAAATCAAGGCCGCCATTCAATCCCATGGACACGCTGATATTTCCCCTGCTGATTAGTTCCCTGACCGCCCTCGCAATCGCCGAGTACCGTGTCCTTCCCCAGGCCTGGTACAAGACCTGGTTCGCCCGGCACAAGCCGTTCTCCTGCGTGACTTGCCTCACTTTTTGGGTGGCGGTCCTGCTTACCTGGTCCACCTGCGGTTGGGTTCTCGCTCCCGTTTACGGCCTCGCCTCTGCGGGGTTGACCGTTGTCATCCTCCAAGTCACCAACCGATGACCCAAGCGGAATACCTCACGGCCCAAAAGCACCGCCATTACTGGGAGCAGTACCAAGCCGCCCTGTTCATGCGGCTCTCCCCCGAAGCGGTCCATGATTTGCAGACCATCCTCGTGGCCCACGGACGACCCAATACAAATTGGTGGTGCGCTGACTGCGTAAAATTGGCCCTCCAATACATTTACGAACAAGCGGACCAGTTCGCCGAAGCCAACCAGCACCAAGTCAGCCATGCCATCAACAACCCCAACCCGTGACCAGCAGTTTGAATCTTACGCCGACTACGGTGAAGGGGTACGCAACAACGCCAAGCGGGGGATTGAACTTAACGAGAGGAACGGTAACAAGTGCGCCACGCAGACGGGAAAGGTCAGGGCGCAACAGTTGGCCAACGGTGAAGGCATTTCCCTTGAAACCATCAAGCGAATGCAATCCTACCTTAATCGGGCAGAAACCTACTACGACAACGCTGACAGTTCCAGCGACTGCGGTTACATCTCCTATCTCCTTTGGGGTGGCAAAGCGGCCCTTGGGTGGTCACGAAATAAACTCCGAGAACTTGGCGAACTCGACGAAGGCTGACCCCGAAGCGCAAGTCCAAGCCCGCATGGATTCGCTGATGATGGTCATCACGACCCTCTGCGACTGCATTGGGGCGGTGGAGGAATCCAACTCGCCCAACGCCTTTGCGGTTAAGATGAAAATCGTGAACAAGATTGATTCGCTCATAGACAAAATAGAATACTGATGGGAGCAGGAAGGCCACGGGTATTTGCGACCCCCGGTGAACTATGGGATGAGTTCACGGAATATTGCGACAAAACCAAGGAGCAACCCATCCTCGTAAAGGATTGGATTGGGCCCAAAGCCGTGCAGGTTTACCGGGAAAAGGAAGCCCCATTGACGATGGAAGGGTTCCGGTTACATCTTTGGGACAAAGGAATCGCTGATGGAGGCAAGGAGTATTTTCTCAACCGGACGGGAACATATCAAGAATTTACCACGGTCTGCTCCCGCATAAAGGAAGCCATCCGGGCTGACCAAATCAAGGGAGGTATGGCGGGCATCTACAACCCCTCCATCACCCAGCGTTTGAACGGGTTGGTGGAAAAGCAGGAAACGAGTATCACCATCGAGCAGCCGCTTTTTGGCGATGGACTTTAAGTACACCACCGCCATCAAGAAGATTCGGGCGATGACCGCTCGGAAGAAAGTCATCCAAGGTGGCACAAGTGCGTCCAAGACCTTCGGCATCCTTGCGGTCCTCATTGACCACGCCGCTCGGTTTCCTAAGTCGGAAATATCGGTGGTCAGCGAATCCGTCCCTCACCTACGACGGGGGGCCATCAAGGACTTCGCCAAGATTATGCAATGGACCCATCGTTGGGTTCCCGACCGCTGGAACAAGACCCTGCTCCAGTACAACTTCGCCAACGGGTCCACGATTGAGTTCTTCTCCGCTGATTCGGAAGCCCGCCTAAGAGGGGCAAGGCGGCAGGTCCTATACATCAACGAGGCCAATAATATTGACTTTGACTCGTACTACCAGTTGGCCATCAGGACCAGCCAAGAAATCTACATTGACTTCAACCCAACCCACGAATTTTGGGCGCACACGGAGGTCTTGCCCGAAACCGATGCGGAGTTCCTCATCCTCACCTACCAAGACAACGAAGCGCTTCCTGATACGATTCGGAACGATATAGAACTAAACCGAGCCAAAGCGGAGCATTCGGCTTATTGGGCCAACTGGTGGAAGGTGTACGGGTTGGGCCAAGTCGGGACGCTCCAAGGGGCTATCTACGGCGATTACACGGTGGTTGAGGGTATAGACCCAAGCACGATGAAATTCGTTGCCTACGGGCTTGACTGGGGGTTCAGCAACGACCCCACCGCATTGGTCGCCGTGTACCGCAGGGGTGACGACTTGTTCATCCACGAACTGCTCTACCATCGGGGCTTGACCAATAGCGACATTGCCACCCGACTGAAAGAGTTCGGCATCACAAGGGCTTGGGAGATTGTGGCGGATTCCGCAGAACCCAAGAGCATTGAGGAAATCTATCGGCTCGGATTCAACATCAAGCCCGCATCCAAGGGACCCGATTCGGTCAGGCAGGGGATAGATGTGGTCAAGCGGTTCAACCTTCATGTGACCAAGGATTCGGTCAACTTGATTAAGGAACTCCGCAGTTACACTTGGGCCACCGACAAGGACGGCAAGGATACAGGGGTCCCGATTGATTCCTACAATCACGCCTGCGATGCCCTGCGATATGTGGCCCTCAACAAATTGGCCGTCAGCAACTCGGGGAAGTACTTGGTGGTGTAACTTTGGGGCAACTTAAACCCCCATAAAATGAGCGACTTTAGATTATACCGAAAAAAACAACTTGCCGAAATGCGACCTTACATCGTGGGTGAAGTTTTGAGCGATTCCGTGTCAATTTCAAAAGAAGATAGAGAGAGTGGCAGTCCCAAAGATGGCGACATGATTGCTCGTAATTCAAAGAATCATTTAGACCAATGGCTTGTTGCAAAGGAGTTCTTTGAGGATAACTACACGCTTGCATGAACCT